TACATATTTAGATGGCAGAACAGATAATAAAACTATAACAGAAATTAAGTAATAAAAGAAATAAATGGAAAGGTGAATAGTTATGGATTCTATGGCAAGCGCAGTCATTGATTTGGCTGAAAAACATCTTGGTTATTTTAGGGTTAAGAACGGTCAGGTTGTTGCAGAATATTGTCCTATTTGTCATGGCAATTCGCACGATAAAGAAACATTTGCTATCGGTTTGTCTAATGGTTTATGGCAATGTTTAAGAGGAAGCTGTGGAAAGAAAGGTAATTTCCGTCAGCTTTGTGAAATGTTTGGTGAACAGGCTCCGACTGGTTACAGCCTTCCCAAAGTTACGGAGCAGCAGAAGAAGGTATTTACTCGTCCTGATACAAGTATCATCTATCCGATGACAGAAGAGATCGTAACATATTTTGCTACGCGAAAGATCTCAGAACAGACTCTTCTTGATTGGAAGATCGGCGCAGATGATAAAGGTAATATTATCTTTCCGTTTTATCGGGATGAACAGTTAATATATGTAAAGTATCGTAAACCCAAGAAACATTTCAAAGAGGATGGCCCCAAAGAATGGCAGATGCCTAATACAGAACCTATTCTCTTCGGAATGGACATGACGAATTTCAATAAGCCTCTGGTTATCACAGAAGGAGAAATTGATGCTCTTGCTCTGTATGAAGCAGGTGTATCTAATGTTGTGTCTGTACCTTGTGGTTGTTCTAATCTTGAATGGGTTAATCTTTGTTGGGAATATCTCGAAAAGTTTAACCAGATTATTCTGTTCGGAGATGCAGACGAGCCTGGGCTCGAGATGGTATCAACACTGTCTAAGCGTCTTGGTGAAGATCGCTGCATGATTCCGAAAGAATATCCTGAAGCAGTATTCAATGGACAGGATTTGAACAGAATTTGCAAAGATGCCAACGAAATTCTGACAGGTTATGGCCCTGAGTTTCTGAAAGAAATGGTAGATAGTTGCGAACCTGCTCCGATTAAAGGCGTTCTTGAACTGTCTAAGATTCCGTTTGTTGATCCTACTACAGTTCCGAGAATCATGACTCGTATTCCGATGCTCGATAATATGATCGGCGGTCTTGGTGAAGGTGGATTGACAATTATTTCCGGTAAACGTGGAGAGGGTAAGTCAACTCTTGCTGGTCCTATCTGTTTGAATGCTATTGAACAGGGAGAGACTGTATGTGTTTATAGTGGAGAACTCTCTTCCTATAAATTTCTTGAATGGATTTTCCTTCAGGCTACTGAAAGGAACTATATCAGCTATAAAACAGATACTCGCTCTGGTAAGAATATCTGCTGTGTTGACGCAGAAATCCAGAAGCGTATTAAAGCATGGCTTGATGGTAAGTTTTATCTATATGATAACAGCATTATCACTGACGACAAACAGACTGACTCTATTCTGAAAGTATTCGAAGCTTGTGCTCGCAGGTATGGTACTCGTTTGTTTGTATGCGACAATTTGATGAGTGCTCTTGTGTCTGCCGACGAAGAGAATAAAGCACAGGCTAAGTTTACTGCACAGCTTAAAGCATTTGCCAATAAATATAAGGCTCATGTTATTGTTGTTGCTCATCCAAGAAAGACTGCTGTTGGTACTACGTTCAGTAATGATGATGTTAGCGGCAGTTCGGCAATTACAAATCTTGCCGATGTTGTATTAAACGTAGAAAAGTCTCCGAAAGGAATTCGAGTTACCAAAAACAGGGACTTTGGTATGACTGGTTTCATCGCAACTTGTTATGATCCTGCCAATCGTAGAATCTCTCAGTTCTCTATCGGTGATAAGACTGTGTATGGATGGGATCATTCTGGCATCAACAAGCCGGAGAATCCTGCGGCTACGTTGGAAGAGTTCAAAATTGATGATGGATCAGAACCTCAACCAATTTAAGGAGAACATATGGGTAAGATCGACAGAAATAAAGTAGAAGTTGAAGTCTTTGATATTGTTCCATTTGTTAACGATGAATATCAAGGCTTCAAGCTTCTATGGAAAGGAAACATCGGTTTTGGTGAATATACAATTTATCAAAACGTAGATGATCCAAACAAATGGAAAATAGATTCAGAATATATGGATTCAGTAACCGATAGATGGTTTGGAAAGAAACTGCTAGATTCACTTATTAAGTTATTGGAGTAACAAGATGAATACTGATGTAAGGACATGGGATGAAAGATTCTGGGAACCAGATGAAATCCTGTGGAATATTTTATTCAAGCATCGCGGACATAAAGTAGAGATAGCAACATATGGAGACTGGAATAATCCAGCAGATATATGTTTGGAATGCGTTGATTGTAACGAAGTGATCCTTGATGCTGAAATTTATACTATTTGTGGTCGAGAAAATACTTAAGGAGGAGTTACTATTAAGTACCTCGCAACAATAAAACGTTATTACGATTCTGAAAGTGTTATGTTTGACACTGAGAAAAAAGCCGAACAATGGTTGGACAGTAATAACAATAACGCAGAGTATACAACTTACATTGATATCTACAACGATAAATGGGAAAAGGTAGATAGTATCACCTACACAGAAGGAACATGCTAAAGGAGTGATGTCCATTGGGCTTATTATCTGATGATCATGTGTATAGCTATTCCCAATTAAATTCATTTGACGAATGCAGATATGGATTTTATCTGCAAAGAATAGAAGGGATGGAAGAGCAGGCAAGCAATGCGTTTGCAGAGCGAGGCTCTTTAATACATGACCTTCTTGATCAATGGGCAAAGAAAAAAATCACTAAAGAACAAATGCTCGAAGAATATGAAAGAAGATATTCTGAAGAAGTAATAACTGCGTGGCCCAGAGTGCTTGCAGCTAAAGGATATGCAAAGAAAGCATACGAAAATGGCATCGAGTTTCTTGAAAACTTTGATGAGTTTGAGGGCTACGAAGTTATATCCGCAGAAGAAAAGTTTAAGATCAATCTCCCATTGTCAATAGGAGGAACACGACCGTTCATAGGCATTATTGATATGCTGTTAAGAGAAAAGAAAACGGGAGATTTGATCATTTGCGATCATAAATCAAAATCTCTTCAGTCGTTCAAAAAAGAAGAAGATGAAATGTACAGACAACAGCTTCTTTATTCAACATATCTTAAAGAAAAGTATGGGGATTATCCTGCACGGTTAATGTTTCATCTGTTTAATGAAAATGGCGTGAAGCCAGAAAGACTGTTTTCAATTGAACAGTATAATGAAACACTTGATTGGGCAACAAAACAGATAGTTGGAATAGAAGAATGTTCTGTGATTGATTGGCTTGTATGTAAAGAAAAGCCTGACTACTTCTGTTGGAACATTTGTTCTGCAAGAAAATTATGTCCTAATGGTGTTCAGCCTGACTTTAAGTCAAAGAAGAAAACAGAGGAGTATGAAGGCTATAAGGATAATTTGTTTTGATTGGAGTTAAGCATGAAAGAATACATTAAGATTGAAACCCTATTTAATAGGGATATTAGTGGTACTAAAAAGTTAATTGAAGGTTCTTTCAGAAATCCGACAGTAGAGTTTCTGAAAGATAACAAATGGCAATGGACAGAAAAGGTTGATGGTACAAATATTCGTGTCCATTGGGATGGTCATGTTGTTTCTTTTGCTGGACGAACAAACAATGCTCAAATTCCTGCTCCGCTTATAAATAAACTGAACGAATATTTTGGCGGTGAGACAAATGCTCAACTGTTTGAACAAACATTCGGTGAGCGCGAAGTGACTATTTATGGTGAAGGATATGGTGCGAAAATTCAGACAGGTGGAGATTATGTAGAAGATGGTAAAAGTGTAAACTTCATTATGTTTGATCTTATGATTGGCGATAACTATCAAGATCGTGAATCTGTTTGTCGATGTGCAGAAACATTTGGAGTTGATGTAGTGCCTGTCGTTGGCGAAGGAACGCTTGAAGAGGCCGTTGCATATGTAAAGAGTCATCCTATGTCGCATCTTGGACGAAAGATAAAAGAAATGGAAGGGGTTGTATGCCGTCCAATAATTGAACTTAATGATAGGTGCCATAACAGAGTTATTGTAAAGATTAAATGGGAAGACTTTAAACATTTTGTATAACGTTCAATAACATAAAATATGATAAATAACATAGGAGATGTTAATAAATGAAATTTGGTCGCACATTAACAGAATTAGCAATAGAACTTGACCGGCAAGCAAAAGCAAAACACGACTACATGCTCGATACTCGAAACATTCATGTTGATTGTGACAGCGCAGTAGCACAAATGACATTACGCAATGATGCAACTGGTGAATCTATTATTCTGAACATTAATGAAATAGCTCATAACCAGATTGGTACGCATCTTGGTATTCCTGCTAAATATTATGACAAGATGCGTGACGAAAATCCCATCTTGCTTGCAGAGAACATTAACAGTTGGTTTAATAAACAGCCTAAGAAACGAATGGTTCGTACTCTTGACGGAACAGTTCGTGCGTTCCTGTCTGATCGTTATCGGCGTATCGATAACTATGAAATTGCACAGACTGTACTTCCTATTATTGCAGACATGCCCGACGCTAAGATCGAATCTTGTGAAGTCACTGATGAACGTATGTACATCAAAGTTGTAAATCCCAGGCTGACAACTGAAGTCGTTCCAGGCGACATTGTACAGTCTGGAATGATGATTACAAATTCTGAAGTTGGACTCGGTTCTATGACTATTCAGCCTTTAATCTATAGACTAGTTTGTTCTAATGGAATGGTGGTAAATGATGCCAAGACTCGTAAGTACCATGTTGGTCGTGGAAATGAAGCCTATGAAGACTTTACTCTTTATAGTGATGAGACACTTATCGCAAATGATAAGGCGTTGCTTCTCAAGGTTCAGGACACAGTAAGAGCCGTTGTTGATCAGACTCGGTTTGAGAAAGTTGTAGATTTAATGCGTCAGGCAAAGGGTGCAAAGATTACAACATCAAACATTCCTGCTATGGTTGAACTTGCAGGAACAGACTTCGGTTTCTCCAAGAAAGAAGGAGAAGGTATTCTGGATTATCTGATTCGTGGACAGGATCTTAGTCTCTATGGCTTTGCTAATGCTACGACTCGTTATGCGCAGGATGTACCTAGCTATGACAGGTCTACAGCATTAGAGTCTATTGGCTATACTATTATGGGCATGTCTCCTGCCAAATGGAACAAGCTGAATGCTACAGAAGAGGTGGCTGCATGACAAAGATTTTTGAGTTTTTCTGGGATGATTTAACAGAAGAGTGTCAGGAAAGATTTGCTGAATTTTTAAATTTTGAAGAAGGTGAAAACGGGAATTATGATTTAATTCCGTTTGCAACTTTTGAGGTAGAAGAGGACGTTTTAAACGATGGGTCAAAGACTTGTGATTCAAATTGTACATAATGGTGAGCCGTTGGCTAACGCATACTACCATTGGTCGGCTTATACAGGTTCGTCTCTTGAATTAACTAACTATATTCTGGACTTAATTGATAATGTAGACGAGAAGTATGATCCTAAACAAAAGGCTGTTTGGTTGCTGTTTCAGACTGGAGCAAGATTATATCCAAATGAAATGATATTTATAAATGACGAAAATATTGATATGGCTCCTTATCAGTTTGCATATGATGAAAAAGAAGCAGACAGAAACAGCGGACTTCTTAGTTTGTCACAACACGGCATGGAAGAAAGTTTAGGATGGGCTGAGGGAGAAGTCACAATAGACATAGGTAATGAAGAAATCGACTTTGGTGTTTACTGGACAGATTCTGTTGATAACTTCCTTGAAGAATATGCAGAAGACGAAAACATTAATGACTATCCAGTAATTAATCTTGATTATCAATTAACCTTTGGAACATGGCAAAGATTCTATGATTCTATTATGCAGATTCTAGATTCTGGTAATTATCATGCTATAAGTCCAGATAGAGAAACTATTTATCAGTTTATATGCTAATCGCTCCAGAAAATGTACTTCTATAACATTTGCTGGAGAAATTAGGGAGGTCTTTGCTGTCTGCGGACAGCTAAAGTGTGCAAAGAGATACGTCTCGAAAAAATAACGCTCAAAACTTAATATCATGACTCGTCCCCGGGGCTTGAGTTATGGTAGCTTACGACAGCCCGATTGCACTAGAAGCGTTTGGTTAACCTTTTATGGTTGATTCGTGAGCAACAGTAAAGAACAGTAAAAGATCTTTAAAACAGTAAAATGAGGACGCCACAGCTACAGGCTTTCATACTGTGTATGGTTTGTCGGACGTTCAGCCGACCGCAGGAAAGTACAGCGTACTCGGGAGCGATGGAGGGATACTGATCAACCCAATGCTTAGAGGGGGTAGGGCTAAGCTAGAAGTTTAAAGTCCATAGAGTGTTTTCGATTAAAAGCTTCGCACTCTATGGCATTATTTTATTATGGAGGATAGTTCTATGAAAAATATTAAATTAGCAGCTCCTTGGATTCAATATGCGAGCGCTGTAAAAGCACTGTTTGAGAGAGACGAAGATATTAAATTCTTCTATGATGAAGATAAAGTTGAAATAAAACTACTTGTTTCTAACGCGGATAAAGCAAATGCGTTGGCAGAACTTTTACCTGAAGAAAAAGTGTTTGGCAACGTTACACTGTATATTAATATTGTTCCTGCTAATTATACAAAACCAAAGAGCGTGTTATTTAAAGAACTGTTCGAAGGAAATCCAATATTCAAAGATGCTATTGATGTACAAATGCAATCTAATCCTTTGACTTATATTGTCTTTGAGAAAGAAGTCGTTCAATATTATAACGATAATCTGCAAGACCCTTACGGACTTAGAAGTACGCTTTATCAGATACTTGCTGATGAAGTGTTCCCAGAACATGAAGGTGTATTCTTCTGTACAGATAAAAACAATGACAATCTTGTAAACTGGTTTAAAAACAACATGGAAAAGAACCAAGCTACAGCAGAAGAAGTAAAACTATGGGAAAAATATAACGGAAAAGGATCTTTCTATGACGGTTCCGTGCTGTTTAAAAAGGGTGATATCAAAAACACCAAGGAGTGATGAGGCTTGCTTGAATTTGAGCCATATCACGTACACACCTCATATTCCAATTGTTTAACGCAACCAGACTCAACGATGTCGATTGAAGACTATGCAAAGATATATAAAGAACGTGGGCACCATGTTCTATGCATGTCTGAACATGGAAACAGATCGAACGTTTGGCAACAGTTTGAAGTTGCATTGAAGTATAGTTCAAACGACTTCAAAATGATTCCGTTGGCAGCATCAGAAACTTATTTTGTTCCAGACAGAACAGATAAAGAAAATAGGGGATACCATCTTATTCTTGTGGCAAAGAATATGGATGGTTTCTATCAATTAAATGAAATTCTATCAGAAGCTAATCTTACAGGGTTCTATTATCATGCACGAATTGATTTTGAATTACTTAGAAGATTAGACTGGCGCAATTTCATATGTACCAGTGCATGTGTTGCGGGTCCTTCTGATGAAGCGATGCTGTGTGAGTTGCGTAACATATTTAGAGAAAACTTTTATCTTGAGGTTCAGCCACATCCACAGCAAGTACAGATTGACAGAAATAAATGGATGATTGAACTTTCAAAGAAGCATAGATGGCCTCTGATGTTTGGCACAGACAGCCATTATATATTTAAGGAAGAGAAAGAACTACGCCGTGAGTTATTGCTGGCTTCTAAAATAACTTACGGAAATGAAGATGAATTTCTGCTATATCTTCCAACCGCGGAAGAAGCTTTAAAGATGCTCAAAGATCAAGGTGTTTTAAACAGAGCTCAAATTGAAGAGGCTATGGAAAATACATTGATTTTCAGAGAGTTTGAAGGTGTTCATTTTACAAACGAAAAGAAGATACCCAATCCGTATCCTGATATGCCTTTGGATAAAAGAAATTATTTATATAAGAAAACAGTATGCGATGAGTATATCAGAAAAGCAGGAATGCCGACAAAAGATGAAGCTGCAGAAATTCATGCAGAGATGGACACAATGACAAGCACGGGTACTGCTGACTATCCTTTGATCATGAAGAAGATTATAGACAAAGGGATTGAGTACGGCGGTGTATTGACAAAAACCGGAAGAGGTTCTGGAGCGTCCTTTGTGTCTAATTATGCAATGGGATTTAGTTCTATTAACCGTTTGCACAGTCCTGTTAAAATGTATCCTGAAAGATTTATTTCAGCAGATAGATTGGCAAATGGATTACCCGATTTGGACTGCAACATGGCTAACGTTGAAGCGTTTGAGAGAGCAGGAAAGGAGATCCTTGGAGAATGGGGATGCCTTCCAATGATTGCTTTCGGTACAGCTAAGACGTTATCTGCATTCAAGCTCTTAGCAAGAGCAAGAGATCTTGATTTTGAAACTGCTAACACAGTGGCTAAACAGATTCAGAATTATGAAATGGATGTCAAACATGCTCGTGAAAATAACGCTGACGATCCTGAATACGACGTGGATGATGATGTAAAGATTGAGTATTATGTCGAAGATAAATACCTTGAATTGATAGAAGAGTCTAAGAAATATAAAGGTATTATTACTGCGATTTCGCCTCATCCTTGCGCTCATTTACTATCTGATAAAGATCTTCGCAGAGAGACTGGCATTATCAGAGTTAAGTCTAAGTCAGGATCAAAAGAACCTGTATATGCAGCTTATATAGACGGGAAAACAGCAGACTCATATAACTATTTAAAGGCTGACTTCTTGAGAGTCGACGTTGTTAAAATAATAAATAATGCTTTCAATCTGGCAGGTATACCAGTAATGTCAGTAGACGAACTTCTTAAAGCTGTTGAGAACGATAAAGAAGTCTGGGACTTGTATGCTAAAGGTTACACCATAGGACTAAACCAAGTTGAACGTCAGAAATCAGCAGAAAGATGCATGATTTATAAGCCAAAGAATGTAGCAGAGTTGGCCGGATTCGTTGCAGCCATAAGGCCCGGGTTTAAGTCAATGCTTAACACGTTCATAAACAGGGAAAAGTTCTCATACGGTATACTATCGCTTGACAACTTATTAGCTACAAAAGAAATACCAGATAGTTTCTTAATGTATGATGAACAGATTCTGAAAATATTAAAAGCGGCTGGTATTCCTGGACCAAAAGCTTACGCAACAACAAAAGCCATTAAGAATTAGTGGCAATATGCAATAATGCATATTGAAAATGTGGTGAACCTACAAATGTAGGGTGTCTCAAAAGAGGCTAACGGTGAAAGACTAAATAAAACAGAAAGGAGGCGTTCATATGAAAGATTTAATCGGAAACAAGTATGGCATGTTAACAGTTATCGAAAGAGCTGGAAAAATTGGAACTGTTCAGCTAATAAAATGTCTATGTGATTGCGGAAATACTTGTATTGTTAGATATCCAAATTTAACATCTGGAACAACTTCATCTTGCGGATGTTTAAAAAGTAAAAAGTCGTCTGAAAGATTTTTAAAAGATTTAACTGGTAAAAGATTTGGAGAGCTAGTAGTAAAAGGAAGAGCATCAAATATTGGTGGAAGAAAAGTGCGTTGGGTTTGTGAATGCACTTGTGGCAGTGTTTGTATTTGCAGTGGAAGCAATTTAAAAAGCGGCAATACAAAAAGTTGTGGCTGTATGAGAGCAAGCATAAACGAAGGTATTATTATTAACTATCTTAGACATTATGGTTTTGTTTTCGAAAAAGAAGCAAAGTTCGATGATTTAAAAGCTTCTAATGGACGACCTCTTAGGTTTGATTTTAAAATATATACAGTCGGTGGGTTTTTCTTGTTAGAATATCAAGGCGAACAACATTTCAAACCGGACACTTGGTCTGATATCGGGAGAACATCAAGAGAATATACAGACGCTATGAAGGTTGAATATTGTAAAAGGAATAAAATAAACCTTGAATTTATAACATATGTAGAAGATACATTATTGAAACTGGATTATATTTTAAACAAATATGAAGTTTTACATGTTGATACCGTGCCAAGCTCGCAGGCATCTGCGTGAAGGTGTAACGACTATTCCGTATGGAAGTAGCTGTATGGTGAAACTCCATCAGCGAAGCGCCACACAACCTGTTGGGTTGATGAGATAGTCTACTCCCTTAATAAATATCGGGAAACCGAGGGTAATATGGTAAGAAAAAGAAGACCGAAAAAGTCTTAGCTGCAAAAGAAGATTTTAAAGCTGGATTTACTAGGTATTTAAAAGAAACAGAAAATGCATCAGAAAAAAAGGCACATCAAGTTGTAGAACAGATATGGACTATCATTGAAAATGCAGCAAACTATATGTTCTGTTGTGCACATTCGTTCTCAATGGCTTGCGATTCATTATATGCAGCATGGTTGAAGGTTCATTATCCGTATGAACTATATATAACCATGCTAAAGCTATACGATGAAAAGAAAAATACTGATAAGATTTCTGCCATTATATCTGAAATGAAACGATATAAAGGTATAAATTTGACTGCTGGAAGGTTTGGACAGGATAATAGAGACTGGATGGTTGATAAAGAAAACCATACGATATCTCAGTCGTTATCTTCTATTAGATATATGTCTAAACAAGCTGCGAGAGATTTATACAGAGTTGGACAAAACAAGTATGACACGTTTACAGACGTATTGAGAGTGTTGCAAATGGATACTTGTTTAGACACAAGACAAATTCAGATATTAATAGAGCTTGGATATTTCAAAGACTTTGGTGGTTCAGGTAAACTGATGAAGGTTTATAATGAGTTCTTTGAAGGAAAGAATAAGCTTACGAAAACTATAAAGTCATATGAAATAAGATTGCAAGCTTGCAGAGAATTTGAAGCCTCTTTGCCAGATGAAGAGTTGTGGATAGGGCAGAGACTGGCTTCAGAATTAGCTAACGTAGGGTTATGTCTTAGTTCAGACAAGACAGCGCCTAACAATCTATACTTTGTTAGGGAAATTGACGCTAAATATGGCGTCAAAGCAAAGTTCTATTCAGTACAACGTGGTACTACAGGTGTTGTAAGAATACGTAAAGATGACTTTGAGAAAAACAAGTTTAACGAAGGTGATTGTTTAAGGTTAATCCAGTTCACAAAGAGCCAAAGATATACATATAAAGGCGGAACAAAGACAGTCGTGCCTAATGAATATGATATCTGGGCAAAACAATATTCAGTGCTCCCTAATAGAAATTAAAGGAGATAAAAGAAATGAAGTATTATGGCATAGATAGTGTGTTTGGAAATGGCCAGAACTTCTATGATGAAAACGGAAATTTAGTAGGATATTCTATTGATAGTCCGTTTGGATGCGGTCAGGAGATATATAGTCTTGATGGACATGTTGGTTATACAATCGATAGTCCATTAGGTAATGGACAGCATATTTATAGTGATGAAAATGGTCATGTAGGATACACAATTGACAGCGTGTTAGGTAATGGACAAAACATTTATAGTGATGAATCCGGTCTTGCCGGATATTCTATTGACAGCCCATTTGGTGGTGGCGAATTCGGAGAAATTGATTTAGACACGTTTTAAAAAGTCGGGAGCACACTCTAAGACGGGCGGCCTCAAAGCCGCCCGTCGTCTATATTAAAAATATTAAGGAGTGATGTTCCTATGGGTTATACTGTTCCCTTACGGTTTATCAGAATTTCTACGAAACGTAGTGACAATAGACAGTTTGATGTGTGTATTTGCGCAACACGTATTGTTGCAATAATGTCGACTGAGATATATCAAGCACGAAAAGTTATTTCAGATGAAAGAAAAAATGGAACACTGATTAATGGATGTGGATTAACAAAAGCTAAGTCAGCTATTTTTCTTGATAACGGTACTGTTGTATCATCTCCGTTGTCTGTAAAAAGATTAATGGGAATGATAGAGAAGTCCAACGAAAAAGCAGGCAGTCGTGTTGATAAGAAAATGAGAGTCTTTGATGTTTATGACGGAGAGCATAACGAAGAAGACGAAGAAGTAGATGACGTGTCTGCATATGATGAAGAAATAGAAGAGTTTGATGAAGAAGACGATTTTGAATAACAGAAATAAAGGAGATAATTATGGGACTCGACATGTATCTTTTCAAAGTAAAGCGTGAAGAAGTTGCTTATTGGAGAAAAGCAAACGCCATTCATGCGTGGTTTGAAAATAACGTAGCCGATGGCAATCTTGAAAACTGTAAAGACTATTATGTTTCAAAAGAAGATTTAATTAAACTTAGAGATACTTGCAAAGAAGTAATAAACAAAAGTAATCTTGTTTATGGCATGGTCAAAAACGGAGAACAATTAACACAGGCTGGATGGAAACAGCTTTATGAGACCGGAAAGGTTATCGAAGATCCTTCTGTTGCCCAGGAATTGCTTCCAACACAATCTGGATTCTTCTTCGGAGGAACAGATTATAATCAATATTATATTAATGATCTGGAAGAAACCATAGAACAGATAAACAACATTCTAGATACGGTTGACTTTGAAAAATACGACATAGTATATAACGCCTGGTGGTAATTATTCGGTACCTAAGTTTGAGGCATTTCGAAAATGGCCATAAAGGAGAATAGTAATTCATACAAACCTCCGTAAAAGTGCAAGTTTTGCGGAGTTTGGTGCAAAACGTGTAAGTTTTGTCAAATGGCTGTAACACCGTGAGTGAAGCGCGCCACGCCGGGAAGACAGCAGCAGCCACATGATTAATTTCTTTAGATTAAGGAGTGGTGCTTATGATTGTATCTAGTGACGGCAATGAAGAGAATAACCTGAAAACTCAAATCAACATTCAAGAAGGAGAAGATAAACCTATGGGTAACGAAAAGATTAAGAGCCTTATGCATGAAGTTGAAGTTTACAAGCAGGCTGTTCAAGACGCAGAGGATGCGTTAGCTTCTGCCGAAATGGAACTGGATGAGCTCCTTGAACAAGAGTTTAATCAGTAACTTTGCGGGGAGGGGTGGGACAGTTTCCCACCCCTCTTTTTTATTTGGAGATAATTATGGCCGATAGTATAAAATTTGATCATTGTTATTTAGTGTGTAAACGCGAAGGTTACGATGAAGCTTATGTTTCTGAGTTGGATAACGTATCTTTAGAACAAACGTATGATGACCAAATAGGATCTATGTTTGGAAGAGGCTATATGCAGTATCTTCCGACTGTTAGTTCGCCTTACATAAAGGTACACGCAACCCTTAATGGTGGATTAAGAATGATACAAACAAAAACGTATGACGCTATAACAGACGAGGACGTTGAAAACATGTTCAAAGAGTGAGAAGGTGATTGTTTGGGCAAGATTGTTATACCACTTTCCAACAGCTACAAACTTGTAGCTGAACAAAACGAAGGAGAATTCGATAAAGAATTATACGTTGGTATTGAATCTCCTGAAGGGTCTTACTATCAGGACTTAGTTATTGTTCGTCCCACTTACAAACTACACAAAGAGGAAGTACTGTTCGACGCTGATAAATTTGAAATACTTGCATTCGGAGATGAATCACGGGAAGACTTTACAAATAAGTTTACCGTGAGTTTAAGACCAGATGAAGAATGAAGAAATGATATGGGAGTTTCTTTATGAAAAAATAAAGAACCCATTTGGTGTTGCTGCTTTAATGGGAAATTTATTTGCAGAAAGTTCACTTAATCCAACGTTGGCTAATGGGATTAAGAAATATGGATTAACAAGTGAAGAATATACACGGTTGGTTGATGAAGAAAAGAAAGATAACTTTGCAATAGATGGAATCGCTTACGGTCTTGCTCAATGGTGTTACTACACAAGAAAACAAGGATTACTTGAGAAGGCTAAGATGTACAACAAGTCAATTGGAGATTTACAGATTCAGTTAGAATATCTTGTTGAAGAATTAAAGAAATATACAACTGTGTATAAAACATTGTTGAATGCAACAAGCATTCGTGAAGCGTCTGATATCATACTGCAAAAATACGAAAAGCCAGCAAACCAAAGTGACTCTGTAAAAGAGAAGAGAGCGTCTTACGGACAAATGTATTTCCAGAAGTATAACGCACAACAGAAAGTATCATTACAAAAGAAAACAGCTAAAACAATATTTACAGCATTACAGAAATTATCAACATAATGTAGCTAGCCTACAGATCAGACGCTTAAAGAAAAAAAGGCAAGCTGCTCCATCGAAAGGAGTGGTCGCCTTGGACGACTATGCAAAACTAGAGTTAAATGCATCAAAAAAAGGATGGAACTGCTCTGAGTGTGGCCTGTTCACCGATTGCGTGGGCAGGCCCATCTTTGGAAGCGAGTCTTGGATTATAACGGCTCGATCATCGAACTGGATTGAAAACAAACCTAAGTATAAATACTGCCCAGGATGTGGGAAACCAGTAAGGAGTGATCCACATGCCTGAGAAACAAGAAGAGATTATTTATTTTCCAACAGACTACAAAGTACTTGCTGCTGATTTATCTTTAAAAAGACCAAGCTTTTGTTTAATGAGCATAAAAAACGAATCACACAATCCTCAAATAACAGATATTAAACTTGTAACAGTAGATAACAAGAACGATAAAAAGAAATGTCATGGACAATTGCTTGAAGAAATCATCGCAGCTTTACAAAAAGTATACCCTTTAGACTGTAATGTTTACTCTGTAAGGGAAAATGAGATTATGAAAGTAAAGGTACCATCCGAAAGAAGCCTTTCAAAAGTAGTCGGTCTAATGGACTGGGCGTTATGGGCTTTTTATGGAAAAGAATGGTACAGTATCTATCCGATGACTGTAAAAAAACTGGTAGCAGGATCGGGCAAAGCAACAAAGGAAGAAGTCGCTCAGGCACTTGAGAAGTATATTGGTAAACAAGACTATAAGTGTGACGACGAATCTGACGCTGCTGCTGTGGCTGTTGCATGGTTGATACAAAAAGGACAGATAAAGGAGATTGTATGAGAAGAATGTATATATACCGGCTTGAAGCTGGCTATTCGTACAAAGAAGAACCGGAAGTCGTCGAGTTCTTTTATGCTCCAAATAGTAAGAGGTTAATCCAATATGCTCAAGGCATATACAAGAAAGAAAAATACAACAAATACACAACAGTTAAAGTTGGAGTAACAAAACAACCCGAAGAAATGAGACGAATTTCTGATTTTGAAAGCTGGTATCTTAAGAAAAATATGACAGCAGATTTCTATTCAGAAAGGATTGAACCTTAATGAAGGTTATTTTTTTCAGTGTGGATGACGTTTTAAATTTCCCCGAATCTGATGCTATGGCTCCAAGCGGGAGGAAAGGTATCGCAGAAGCCAGAGTAAAAGAACTAAAAAAAATAGTTACTGAGTCTGGTGCACGTATCGTGTTGACAGGTAACTGGAAAACCGATTGGAACTTTGATGATTCTAAATGCACACAAGATGGTGTGTATCTCAACAAAAAACTAGAGAGAAAAGGATTACATATCCTAGATAAAATACGAGATGATATGACAGACGACGAAGGTATAAATGACTGGATGCGCAGACATCCGAACGTAACTGAGTCGTGTGTTTTAACAGATATAAATAATATAGAATGGACGGAATGGTAATGTGAGATATTGGAAAACATTTATAGCTATGTGTCTAATAGTTTGGCTAACAACAATGTGTTCTATTGCATTTATATTCCTAGGCATATATGGAATTGTTCACACAAATATATGGATGTGGATGATTATTGGTTTAGTGTGCCTGGTTATGTGCTTATCTTCATTTGCATGTTGGTGCATATTTGACGCAGAGCTAAAAGAAAGGAAGTACCAACGTGTCTGTAGAGGAAATAATATGTCAAGCTAATTT